CTCCTCCACCGACGTAAAGCAAAAATCTGAAGGAGAAATTCTATGGCATTATCAGACATTTACAATGGACTCGAGCTGATCGAGTCCGGTAAAAATCGCGGTTCGACGGACTATCTTGCAAGCGCAAAAAAACTAGGTGTATCTGAAGACGAGTTGAGACAGATCGTCACGAAGGTGAAAGGGATGTACTCAAGAGAACCGAATTCAAATTTCACCGTCGTCGATTATGTAGAAAAGTTGCATGCAGCACATCTCACTGCATCAGACATAGGAATAGGAGAAGGAAAGTATCAAGCGAGTCGGCTTGACCACACACAGCCATACACTGTGTCAAATTTTCAGTTTGAACTTCAAAAGGACAATCTACAAGAAAGAAACGTCAGGAACTCTGAAAAGGATCATCCAAACGGACAATCGATTGTCACTCCTGAGGGCGAGTACCCATCAGCTAAATCGGCAGCCGAAGCGTTCGGGGTCGATGTGAAAACCATACTTAGGTGGTGTGAAGACGGAAGTGATAAGTATGCAGGGTGGTGGAAAAAGGGTAAATATCCTGAAAAGGTCACAGCTCGACTCAAAGCTAGCGGTAAGCGGTTCTGGGCAAATGATAACATTGCAGAGTTTGTCGATGTCGACTTGCTTATTCAAGACCTAACTCCTAGGTTTGAAGATGTTCTTCGAGGATTGGTAATTGATGTGGATACCGACCCCAATAGTATGGGCACAGCTAAACGTCTTGCAAAAATGTATGCTCTTGAGACAATGGAAGGTCGATATACCCAACCGCCTGCTGTGACTGCGTTCCCCAACGACGATGCTGAGACGCGTTACGGTGGGATGATCGTGGTCAGATCTGAGATTTTATCAATGTGTTCGCACCACCACCAACCAGTAAAGGGTGTAGCATATATCGGTTTGATTCCTGGAGTCAAGGTGATTGGGCTATCGAAGTATACTCGTATCGCTCAACACTGCGCTCGTCGCGGCACTCTGCAGGAAGAGTTGACTCAAGAGATCTGCAATGAGATCACCAAGGCCACTGGAGCTAAAGACGTTGCAGTATATATTCAAGCGACACACGGCTGCTGTGAAAATAGAGGCATCTTGGCTCATAGCTCTCTGACGCAGACTTGCGAGCTACGTGGCCAGTTCTTCAATCCGTCTGTGAAAAACGAGTTTCTCGATTATATCAAGATGCAACAGCAATTTGCTGGAAACCGTACATAATAGTTGACAAATTTGCTGACCCCATATACAATTGTGGGGTCAGCAAAAGGATTATACAATGAAACTACGTGATCTTAGTGAAGAAGCTAAACAAGTGTGGGCTGCACAAACAGCCGAAGAAAAACGCCAACTGCTTTTGAAGATGGTTGGTGACTTTGCCGCAAAAGGCAAAAACGATAAGAACCTCAAAAATTTCCGCACGTCGATCAACGAGGCTCGCTCTACTCGAGACCTCGATAAGATCGCAGCGCAGCTTGCGCTGTTCCCCACTGACCGCGTGGTCAAATAAAGGATATCGTAGTGAGTGGTTATATCGGCAACGCTGCTGATGCAGCGCAACAAATTGCAGACGATAATGTCGGAAACGGTGTATATGCTATACGTCATGCTATGAGGTATAGCTATGGCGTTATTAGCGCAACTGTTTGCAAAGAGTGTGGTGAAGATATCCCTGAGGGACGGCGTCGAGCTGTTCCGGGTGTGAAGTTCTGTGTTGATTGTCAGGACCATAACATGGTAGCTCGACGAGTAAAAATGTTAACAAAAATGCTATAGGAGAATATATAATGAATTCAGCGATTAGCGCTCAAGACTATTTGGTAAAGTCGATCAGCTCGTGGAAGGGCTGGGAAGTATACCCTCTTCGTGATTACATCCGTTTCAAGAAAAATGAATGGAATAAGTGGTACTCAGGAATTGCTCATCCCGTCGCCGATAATGGTGTAATCACGATTGATGTCGATCGTCTGTATCACGCGAAGACTAACCGTGTGTTCTTTGCCGATATGAAGCGGAGCATGCTGTTTTGGTGTGAACGGAGCGACTTGCAGAAGTTTATTGCTAAAGGCGGTAGAGCTATCGATACTCTCGGGCAACTTCCCAAGTTCATCAGAAAGTCCATCGGGTGGAGAGAAACGATTGTGGAATCGAGTGTATCGTCTGTGTCTTCTGACGCCGAACCTACCGCAACGTCTATCGATCGAACTGTAGAAGATACTACCCAAGTCTCGGTTGCGATGAAGAAGACAAAGAAAGCCATCAACAGCATTTGGGTTACTTTCGAGAAGGAAGGTATCCACAAATATCCGGCTGCTCTGACAGATCCGAAGCTGGCTACAGGTGGCTGGGATGATGTTAGCTTCCTCGGCTATCCTCACCGTCACACGTTCAAGTTCAAAGTGACGATTGAAGTGTTCCACGACGATCGTGACATTGAGTTCATCCAATTCAAGCGTTGGCTTGAGCGTCTGTACAACGACGGCACTCTGCAACTCGACTACCGTAGCTGTGAGATGATCTCGGACGACCTGGCTGATAAGATCAGCGAAAAGCATCCAGGTCGGAAGATTGTTATCGAAGTGTCGGAAGATGGTGAAAACGGATCGTACGCCGTTTACGTTCCCGAATAAAAGGTTGATATAAATAACGTTACAGCAACACAACAAGGAGTCTGTAATGAAAACCTTTGCACAACTTCGTGAAGAAACCTCCTCATATGAGATGCACAAGAAACGCGTGCAGAAGATCCCTAAAGGATCTGAGGTTTCGTTCACACATTCAACATCTGGCAAAAATGTAACGGGAACGTATAAGGGCCTCAAGCAAATGGGCGGTCGTTCGTACGCTCATGTCGAGCATGGTGATGGAGCCACTTACGTTCCTGTTCATCAAATTCACGAGAGTGTGGATGAAGCAGTCGATCACAAGGAGCGCGTTAAGAAGATCCCTAAAGGATCTGAAGTTTCCTTCACGCATTCGACGTCTGGTAAGAAAGTCACAGGCACTTTCAAAGGCATTAAGCAAATGAGCGGTCGTCCGTATGCTCACGTTGAGCATAAAGATGGTGCCACCTATGTTCCCGTACATCAAATCCACGAATCAGCTCAACTCGACGAGATCTCTGTCAAGAAGATGAAAGATTACCAGGACAAAGCATCTGCTGATGCAGCTAAAGCTGTTGACGATGCGGAGAATGCTGGATCATCAAGAAAAGCAGAACCTCACTACCGTCGTGCAGCCAAGCGCGAACAAGGTATCGATCGTGCTGACCGTCTCATAACCAAAATGGCAACGGAAGCAGCAGAGGAAGTTCCTGAGCATAAGTGGAGTAACATCGCGAGCCATCGTGGCCTTCACCAGTTCTACACATCGTTGAACAAAAAGGGTGACGGTTGGATCACACAACACAACAAGGGTAAGACGACGCACCACAAGACTTACCAAGATGTGACGGATCACATCAAGAAATTCGTCGGTCCGAAGGAGTCTCACATCCACACGACAGACGATCGCGATCCAAGAGCTGAGAAGATCTTCGATCGCGACGACGAAGGCTGGAAAAAGCATCCTTTGCTTAAAATGAAATCCTAATAAACTCTTGACTTTTCAATGAGTTAGTCTATATTGGTTGGTAGGTTGATTCCTACCAACCATTTTTTAATCATGGAGTATTTGATGACGGAATTTTGTCATATTTCACCGACACCACATTTGAACGACTTTGCAAGGGGTCGCAAATCTCATTTGGTGCTTGCACATCTGATCGAAGAGGATGATCAGTACGCTCAATGGTACGAGCAGGAGAAAACCTCTAACCCCGACACGATCATCATCGAAGATAATTCAGCCTTTGAAATGTACAAACAAGGCAAACCGATGTACCCGTCGGAGAAGCTGATTGACATGGGCGCACGAGTTAAAGCAGACTATATCGTGATGTCTGATTATCCATCAGATCCTGGTCAGAAAACAATCGACAAAGCAATCGAAATGGCCCCTGAACTGCGTGCAGCAGGTTTCGGTACTTTCTTCGTTCCACAATCGCGAATCGGAGACCTAGACGATCTGATTGAAGGATTCCGGTGGGCTAGCACAGCTACAGAAGTTGACTATATAGGGGTGTCGATCCTAGCTGTCCCTAATGCGTATGGCGTGGAAAAGGGGAACAAACTGCAACGGTTCCTGTCGCGTTGGGCCTTCATGCACCGGTTGCAACAAGAGGGAATCCTCGATGCGATTAAACACAATAACAAGAGAGTGCACATGCTTGGAATGGTTGACGGATATCGTGAAGTTGAACTACTATGTCAACCTTTCGGACAGTATATTGATACGTGGGATAGCTCCGCTGCTGTCTGGTATGGATTGAACGGAATTGCATTTGATCACTCTCCATCAGGCGCGTTGAATGGTAAATATGAAGTTGAAGTTGATTTCAACCTACATGTCACGGACAGCAGTCTGCACGATCTCGCTCGAGACAATGTAAGAAAGATCGACGAGCTGTGTCGGCGTTACGCATGACGTAATCAATTACCGTTTGCGAATCAACTCCTACGAGGCACTCCGTGTGTCCATTACCTCGAAGTGGCTCGTAGGACCGTTTGAAGGAAACGAGATTTGACAACGTCATTTGTTCCGCGAGAAAGCACACATAGAGGGGTTGTTGGTAGCTAAACAATAACTCACCTCTGAGACTGGACCTATAACGTTTTTCGACTTTATTTTGCGTTATGCCTACTTTGATATACTGACCGAATTGGTAAACGTACACATACCCCGGCATAGTTTTGAGATGGGGCTTTCTCTCGAACAACGCTTCGGATATTACTCCTACAGATACATTACATTTGGGACACCCATGACCTTTCATATGGTTTCCAGGACTGCAAGTGAATACGTTATCGCATACATTACACCTTATTTTGGATTTGGTGTTTGAGTTGGAAAATGTATAATCGGTGTAATCGTAACGACCTTTACCATGAATGCTTTCTGATTTGCTGACAAAAAGATCGTACGTTGTTACCTTTGCACATGATGGACACCCGGTTCCCTTAACACCGTTGCTCCCAATGTGTTTAGAAGGTGTCTGGTTAAATGGTCCGTGCGAAGGGCATAATATAGTAAGTTTTGTGTTATTAGATTTGTATATAGACATGCTATAATCATATGTTGCGCCGTGGACTTGTCTCGCTCGCTCTACAAATAGCTCAACCCCCATTCTTCTCAATCGGGATCTCTCTTGGGTTTTTTCGAGTGCGCAGCAGGGACAACCAGCAGGGATCGGGGATGTCTGTATGTGTTTAACCTTCGAAACCCGAAAATTTCCATGGTCCGAGCACGTGACGTTGATATAGTTTCCATCAAATGAAGACTCCTCGTAGGTGTATCTCCCAGCATGGATTTGACTAGCAATTTGAATATATTCGTGTAAAGTACGTTTACGTGGCACGATGAGACCTCCTACAATGCCGTTTATTTATAAATTCGGGTATTTCTGGAGGTGCAGTAATATAAATAGAACTACGGTATTTAAGGAGAAATAATGGAAAGTACTGATAATTACAAATATCACGAGGATGAGGTGCTAAGCTTCATCTCAAAATACGTCGAAAGCACATACTCCCAACACTACGTAGGGAAGTCAGGCGTGCAAGCAGTCGACGTGTGGAAATCTCTAGACATTGACGAGCAGGCGTTCAGGTCTAACATAATCAAATATGCTATGCGATATAAAAACAAGCCTGGGCAGGAGCTGAAAGATTTGATGAAGATCGTTCACTACACTATTTTGCTGCTCGAACGCAACCACCTCGCTGAAATAAGGGACCTAAATAATTGAGTATGATACATATCAATTCAGACACATCCAATTCATCGCTGTCGAATGTAGCGCGCGTAGATGTGCAGCCAAATGCAACTGACCTCAGGTTGGATAAAGTGTATGAGATCCTTCCTGACGTTTTTACTATAGACGAGAATCGTAAAAAGCACCGTACCACTCGTGAGATTTTTGCAGATCCTGATGGTTATTTCAATCTAAAGCCTGGAACGTACGAGGTTGTAATGGAGAACGATGTTACGATCGGAGATGGAGAAGCGGGCTGGATTATCACTCGTTCCACGCTGAACCGTAACGGTGTGTTTATCACATCTGGATTGTACGATTCTGGATACAAAGGAGTCGCTGCTGGAGCCATGCACGTGCATGTAGCCCCAATGAAAGTCCAACGGGGGACGAGAGTTGCTCAGTTCCTACTTTTCAAAGCGGAATCCTTGCACGCATACAATGGTGACTATGGTGCTGGCAAAGCCCATGACGAGAAGTATAAGTAATGGCAGACAAACGACAAAACAACGATTTGATGATCGACTTCGAGACGATGGGTCAAAATGAGAGTAACTGCGCGGTGGTTGATTGCGCAGCTCTGTTCTTCGAGTGGAGTAGATTCGTCAGCGATACACCATACACCTTTGACGAGCTGCTATCAAAAACCCGTAGATTTAAGCTGAACGTCAAAGAGCAGGTAGTCGACCATCAGTATGTGGTGGAGCCTGAAACTGTTAAGTTCTGGCAATCGACCGACCCCGATACAAGAGCGAGAATATCTCCCAAGAAAGATGATATCTCAGTGAAACAATTCTGCAACCAGTTTATCGAGATGGTTGCAACCAATAAGAAGGTCGACTATTGGTGGTCCAGGTCTAACAACTTTGATCCTCCAATCATATATCGATTGATGCGTAATGCTGGTAAGTATCATGATTTTAATCAATACGTGATGTTCCAGCGTCTTAGAGATGCTCGCACCTTCATCGATGCAAAGTTTGACTTTGAAACCCCGAATGGGTTTGTACCAGTGTCAGACGAAGAGTATTGGACAAAGACATTCAAACCCCACAATAGCGAGCATGATGTGGTTGCAGACGTGTTGCGACTACAGGCGATCACTCGCGCAGAAAACGACATGGAGCAAACAAAACGATGATTGTCACACAGCCACGTCTATATACTCCCACTTAAAGCCGGCGCATGTGCCATCACGACGAATGGCACATGCGACGTCTCTACCGTCTATATTCAAACATCTACCTGCATCTGCTAAAGATACATACCTTGTAATGAAGACACCGTCGATAGTAAGTTGCTTAACAGGTCTTATTTTGGTGCGAACACGTTTTATCTTTTCACCTTCGTAAGACCAATAAAAATCAGCACAGGTTGGTGTGGCTCCACGACAACACTCCAATATTTGCTTTGAAGTGTTGTCGTCACCGTCCACAGCATCAGATGCTTTAAGATACGAGTCATGTACTGCTACAACCTCACCATATAGATTGTATTGCATTACCTTGCGAGTTGGTTTGGAAGGACACCACGGACCCCCTACAGCAACGTTTGTCAACTGAGGGTGTTGCGATATGAGGTGTTGCTCGTATTGATACGCTTGATCTTCGTCAGGAGTGGTATATACTATCCTTGCGATGTAATGCCCCGATTCTAAAAGGATATTTCTGACGGTATAATTTTTATGCTTATTCTTGCTGATGTATGGATAAACGTGATCTGCATACCTTTTACGTTTCCCTTTACCTACGTAAAACACCCGCCCGTCCTTTGGATCGACTAGAATATAACAATAGTAGTTGTCTGACGATAAGTCGTGATCGACTACATTATCCAGTACAACATTTGATCTTAACCGCATATTCGCTCCTATGTATGGTGGTATGTCGTATTTATAAATACATAGAATTCGAGCAACGACTCGATAACGTAGTATAAAATGAGGTAAAATATGAAATTAAACGTGACAACCGAGGAGCTTAGGAAATTCTCCATCTTCTGTGGAACGCCAATGTACGGCGGACAATGTGATGGCCTTTTCTGTAAATCGACTAACGAACTCGCTACTCTATGTGCGCAGCATGGGATTCCTTTGCGGTTCTACTACTTGTTCAACGAGAGCTTGATCCAACGAGCCCGAAACTATGTGGTGGATGAATTCCTACGATCGGACGCAACCCACCTGATGTTCATCGATGCTGACATCGGGTTCAAAGCATCTGACGTGCTGGCTTTGCTAGCCATTCAAAGCTCGTACCCTGACAAATATGACATCCTGACAGCACCGTACCCTAAGAAGACTATTGCGTGGGAAAAGGTCAAGCAGGCTGTCGAGCAAGGTCACGGTGGAAATCCGTTCGAGCTCGCTAACTTTGCTGCAGACTATGTGTTTAATCCTGCACCTGGAATTGCTGAATTTCGGCTTGACGAACCCGTCGAAGTATCGGAAGCTGGGACTGGTTTCATGCTGATACCTCGATCCGTCTTCGAGCGGTACGAAAAAGCGTATCCACAATACAAATACAAGCCAGATCACGTGCGGACTGCAAACTTTGACGGTTCGCGCGAAATCATGGCATACTTCGATTGCCAGATTGATCCAGAGTCGAAGAGATATTTGTCGGAAGACTACTTCTTCTGCCGTAACGCAGGTAAAGCGGGCATTAAGACGCATATGTGCCCATGGATGACTCTCGTGCATGTCGGTTCGTACGTGTATCGAGGATCGCTGCCTGCTATGGCGTCGCTAGGAGTAACTCCTACAGCAGATACCAACTCGAACGAAAAGGCATATAAAAATATGCCTGTGCCTATCAAAGGGATGCCATCTAAAAAGAAACCGATTAGAGGGTTCCGTCCCTAAACAACCAAGGAGTTATTATGAAATTTTCTGAACGTACCTTGACTATTCTCAAGAACTTTGCGTCGATCAATCCGTCTGTCGTATTCAAGCCTGGTCGAGAACTGAGGACTATAAGTCCTCAGAAGACCGTGGTCGCTTTGGCCACCATTGAAGATGAGATTCCGGCAAATGCGTGCATATACGATATGTCTCGGTTTCTCTCCATCTACAGTTTGTATTCTGAACCAGAGATCACATTCGAAAGCAAAAACTTTATCATCTCGCAGGGCAAGCGCAAAACCAAGTACGTCTTTGCAGATCCGTCCATGGTGATTGCTCCACCCGACCGACAAATCAAACTTGCAACGCAAGACGTGGAGGTTGACGTTGAATGGCAAGACCTACAATCCGTGATTAAAGCATCTGGCGTTTTACAGTTGCCTGAGATCGCGTTCGTAGGTGAGAATGGCCAATGCTATCTGCGAGCTATCGATAGTGGTAACCCAACGGCAGATACATACGGTATTGAGCTTGGTGATACAGTAGACACTTTCCAGTTGATCATTAAGACTGAGAACCTCAAACTTCTTCCCCAAAACTACAAAGTGACTCTTAGCTCGAAGGGCATTTCTTCGTTTGAGTCGCCTGATATCAAATACTACATCGCAATTGAGTCGAAATCGACTTACAGAAAAGGAGAATGAATATGAACCAATTGACCGTTCAAGATCTTGCTATCACCGTCAACCTGATCGACGCGTGCGTCGAGCGCGGAGCGTTTAAGGGCAACGAAATCTACAATGTCGGCCAGCTCCGTGAGAAACTCGCCTCAGTCGTCGTTGCTGCACAGAAGCAAAACGAGGATGGTGGCGATGACGGCGAAGCAATCGCAACTGAAACATTCCAGCCGGCCGAGGAGTAATCCTCGGCCGTTGGCCACTACGAACCATGAATCCTAACAAAGGACACTATACTATGAAAATTGACATTGCGATGGACGAATTCCTTTGGGTACAGAAGTACCGACCACGTAAGGTAGCGGACACCATCCTCCCTGATCGGATCAAGAAGATCTTTGCGAAGTTCGTCGAAGATGGGAACATCCCCAACCTGATTCTTGCAGGTCCGCCTGGCACGGGTAAGACTACAATCGCAAAAGCTATGCTTGACGAGATTCAGGCTGACTACATCGTTATCAACGGATCGTTGAACGGTGGCATCGATACCCTCCGCTACGACATCCAAAACTTTGCTTCGTCGGTATCGTTTGCTGGGGGTCGGAAATATGTGATCATCGACGAGGCTGATTATCTCACTATGAACACGCAAACGGCTTTCCGTGGTTTTGTCGAAGAATTTTCCAAGAACTGTGGATTCATATTCACTTGTAACTACAAGAATAGGATCATCCCTGCTCTAGTCGAGTCTCGCTTCTCAGAAATCGACTTTGTGTTTGAGAATGATGAGAAACCCCGACTTGCGGCAACGTTCTTCAAACGTGTGCTTGCAATTCTGGATGCTGAGCAAGTGACGTATGAACCCAAGGCGGTCGCTCGAGTAATTGAGAAGTACTTTCCCGACTTCCGTCGGGTGCTTGGCAATCTACAGAAGTATGCTGCTACAGGGAAAATCGATGAAGGCATCTTCGTGGATCTCTCGAAGGAGTCGATCGATTCTCTGTTTACCATGCTCAAAAACAAGCAATTTTCCGATATGCGGAAGTGGGCGGCAGACAACAGCGATCAAGACGCTAATGCGCTGTTTAGGCAGATTTATGACATGGCAACCGACAAGATCGAGATGAAGAGCTTGCCAGGGTTTGTGGTCACGCTTGCGGACTATATGTACAAGCATTCGTTCGTCGCTGATCCGGAAATCAACACAGTCGCTTTCTTAACAGAGGTAATGATGGAGTGCCAGTTCAAATGAGGAAAATCGAATCAGTACAGGTCAGCGGTAAAACTTTTTTGATTGAGCAAGAAGCAAAAACGATCGAAGGGGGTACATTGCAAGTGTCGTTCTTTGTTGTATTTGAAGATGGCTCTCGCAAGGAGCTTAGGATTCAGTATCAAACCGACATGGTGGAAGCATTGAACAGGACTCACGGAATCGATGCAGAAGATGAGCTCGTTAGCATTGCTGAGCAAGAAATCAAGCTAGAGCTATTCACTATAATTCACAATGTGTCTCTAACAGACGTGTGCGAAGGCAAACACCCTGAGTTGATTGGCGAGTATGTCAGTCAGTTTGACGTCAACTATCTCAACCCAGACGTACAAGAAAAATACGTTGATGTTATAGCGGAAGCGTTGAAATAATGTGGTTTCTTCGCAAACCTCCAATCATGATATCATGCTTTTTCTGCAAGATCGAAGTTGATAAGACAGAGGCGTTTGAGCTGGAGTATTCAGCTCAGGATGGCAAGAGCAAGGTAAATATGTGTCCGATGTGCGCTGGTATGATGGAAGACATGAGTAAGCAAGTGAAGGATTTATATAATGACTGAATACACTCCTTTCGACTTTATCAACTCAGCATCGCATTCTAAAGTCGACCTCGTGAAGACTGCAGATGATCCGGCTGCAGTTGAAAAGCAATACAACCCCTTTTTAGCCAACAAAGGGTTTTCATACTTTGAGGATACGGTGCTACATGCTAATGAGATGAATAGAGCGCATAATGTGTTCAAGGATGCTCAATATCGATACTACCTCGGGGCTTTAAGATCACGAAAGCGGTTCTCAAAGTGGCACAAGAACGATAAAAACGCTACTCTGGATACCGTTCAACAATACTTCCAATGCAACCGTACTGTTGCAAAATCGTATATGAAGGTGTTGACACCAGAAAACTTAGAACAAATAAATATCCGTATGACCAAGGGTGGTTCATGATCTATAACTATAACAATAAAGGTGATCATTATGGAAGATATTTTTCGAGGAGTTGGCGTTGAAATAACCTTGCCGAACCCCGACAATTTTCTCAAAATCAAAGAAACGTTGACCAGAGTCGGCATAGCTTCTCGCAAAGAAAAGAAGCTGTTCCAATCATGCCATATACTGCATAAGCAGGGTCGGTATGCAATACTCCATTTCAAAGAGTTGTTTATTCTTGATGGCAAAGAGAACAACTTCACAGAGGAAGATCGAGCTCGTCGTAACACGATTGTAAATCTACTCGAGGAGTGGGATCTACTCGAAGTGGTAGATGCAAGCAAATCTGAACATCCTATTGCACCTTTGAGTCAAATTAAGGTGCTGTCACACAAAGAAAAAGATGATTGGTCCTTGGAAAGCAAGTACAACATCGGCAAAAAGAAAGGTTGATTTTATCATGAAGATTTTTAAAGTAAATGAAAACGCAGAAATTCCGTCCTTCGCCACAAGCGGATCGGCTGCTTTTGATTTGAAGGCTTGTCTCGAGGCCAACACCAAGATTCGAGCATACAACCCTCACAACCGCGAAATGGAAATCCCTGTCAAGCCAACTGGCGATGGTAGGTTGGCAGTCACTCTTCACCCACAGTTTCGCACCCTTGTGCCTACTGGTTTGATTTTTGACATTCCTGAAAAGCATGTGCTTAAACTGTTCATTCGTTCGAGCATGGCTTTGAAGTATAGTCTGTCTCTGGCAAACGGAACGGGCATTATCGATAGCGACTACGTCGATCCAACCTTCATGATGGTAGTCAATAACGGCGATACGCCAATTTTGATCTACAACGGTGACAGGGTTGCACAAGGTATTCTCGAGAAGACTGTCAAATACGTTCTCGAAGAAACGACCGAGAAGCCCCAAAAGAAGACCGAGCGTGACGGCGGGCTAGGATCCACAGGGATCTGATTTATTGAACGACAGTCGAAACAAAGACTGATAAATAGTTTCGAGGGGACGCCTCTTACAGGGTCCCCTCGTCTATACAGGCGAGTCGTAAGATCGCCTAATCCAATCTCGCTTAATGAAGGAGACAAACATGACTAGACTAGAAAAAGAAATTGACGACATCGTCAGCACACTATTGTTCCCGGCACGGTACGCGAAGTCGTTCGTCAACACCGGAACATCTTATCCCCCTTACAACATCATCCGACTTAGCGAGCAACGAGCAGTACTCGAAGTTGCCGTTGCGGGCTTTAAGGAGTCTGAACTCGACGTTTCAGTCGAGGATGGCACCTTGAAAGTGTCGGGTCGTAAGGATGAAGACCAGCAACTGAACTACATCCATAAGGGCATCGGAACGCGTGCTTTCGAGCGCACGTTTGCTCTGTCGCAGGACGCGCGAGTCGAACGTGCTGAATATGCAGACGGTATTTTGTCCGTGCATATCAACTACGTCGTTCCGGAAGAAAAGAAGCCTAACACGATTCCCATCAACCGTGGTGAGCGTGTTTATCTTACGGAATAAATGAAGGGGGCCAATGGCCCCCTTTTTAACTTAGCGATGATGGAAGATTGTATGCTAGCTGAGGCAATGATAACGAAGATCCGCCAGTTATAATGTTCGTCACGTTGCCTCCGTTGTTGACGCTTGTAGGACCACCCTGATTGTTCACAATGACAGGAGCTGCTGTCTGTTGTGAGGCTGCTGGCCGTGGCTGTACAGCATTGCCCATAAAGCTAAGGTAATCCTGCATCCTTGTCATGGGTGTGCTTCCAATGATCGGTGGAGGTGCTGGTGGCGGTGCGATGCTGTCAAGATACTCTTGTATTTCTGCGCTGCTACCAGGTTGAATTGTTGGGGGCGGGAGTGGAGTGTACGCTGGCGGTGTGAGATCGGGAGGCTCTCGCGTCGTTCTCATTCGTCTGGCTTGTTCCTCTCGTTCCTCTCGCTCCCTTCGAATCCGCTCAATGTTTTCTCGTGCTTCATCAGATACGGGC